CTCATCTTGTTCGCTACTGATAGGTTCATCCTCACCGATGAAGTCAATACCACTCTCACCTTCGTTGTCCGAGCTGTAATCCTCAGAAAGGTAATTATCGGGGACTTCTTCATCAGAAGAGAAGTCTTCAGGGGCATTAGCAGTGTCGCCAAGAGGCGTGGAGATTTCATCAGGAGTAACACCCTTGTCAAGGATAGAGACGTTGTAGAAGACAACACCTGCATCATCCTGCTTGTAGCGGTTGTTGGAACCATCAGTAGCTACGTCACCCTCTTCTTCTTGGAAGGCTTCGTATTCCTTCTTGAGCTTATTCAGCTTGTTGTTGATACTACCGAGATAACCCTTAACCTTGTCTTCGTTTGCACCTGCACCTTCTTCAAGGACTTCCTTGAGACCCTTGCGCTGTTCAATCAGCTTGGTGATTTGTGATTCAAACTCTTCCTTCTTCTTGTTGTATCTTTCAATACGCTTCTTGTCAGCCTTCTTCGTATTCTCGTTGATAGAGATATAGGTCTTACCGAAGAACTGAGAGAAGATAGGAGGTACGCCACTTGGCTTCAGGTTAGAATAGTAATTGAATGGGTCAAGCGCACTTGCATCGTAAGTGATGATGAAGTACATACCCTTCAGGTTGATAAGAAGAGCCGTACGACCATAGGTATCAAGTTTAGAGTACTCCGTAGCAAAGTCAAGCTCAGCCATCTCGTAAGTGCCATCAATCAGCTTCGTGAGTACGTTGGTTACGTTGTTGAATACCGAGTAGTCGTTAATACTTGTAATCTGAGCGAAGAGGTCAAAGGAGACAAGAGCATTGTCATCAAGGCGGGTGTCATTGAGGAGTACGCCAATCTTACCTTCGTCAGAACGTGTGATAGTGAATACCGAACCTGATGTAGTATAGTACTCAACACGAGCCTCACCGCTTGGGTTTTCGTCATAAGAGATAAGACCCTTAGCCTCAAGAGAAGCAATCTGTCTGAGGTCTTGTGGAAGCTCCTCGTACTCTTCTCTCGTGATAGGACGTACAGACGTATCACTCTTAGCGAAGAACGCACCACCATAAAGGAACATAGCAACGCCCTTAGGATTGGTGAAGACGGGGGAGATAGGGGTCTCCTGGCTTAGGTTAGAGTCGCTTGAGATAGCCGATTCCGTTTCGTTAGTATCTTCGGGAAGACGACCTTCCTTGATGATATGGAGTAGTCTACCAACGATAGGGAGCTGACGAGCGTAATCTCTAAGAGCCTTGATAGCATTGTTCTTTGCAATATCATTTCTTTCAAGGAGGAAAATCATTGCAGGTTCTTCAATGGCTTCGTAGAAGTACTTAAAGAGTGGGTCACTCTTCAGTTCGTCAAGAATAGCGATAACCTCAACACCGACCTTGTCCTTGTTTACTGCGCTCCTGATGCTATCATAGGCTTCCTTTACACCCTTGAGGTATCGGAAGTCCTTCATACTTTCCAAGAACTGCTTATAGATACGTTCGTCACGGGGACGGGTATCTTCGGACTCATTGATGAAATTGACGTAGCCTCTTAGCACAGAATGGAACTCCTCGTTGTTAGACGAGCCGTNCGGATATGATTTTCCATCCCAATAAGGCTTGCCATGCTTGAGAGGCGGGGTGCACCTACTCCGCCAGCTTCAGCAATCATAGCTTCATTGACTGCATTGGTAGCACTTGTGAGTGCTTCCTTTACAGACTGAAGGTCTTCGTAGTTTAATTTCTTACTCATTTATCTTTTAACTTGCAAGTTATTGTCGTTATGTTATTTACTAATAGCCACTTCCTATTAGATTATAGTCACATTCTTGATAGTACAAGAGATACCATTATGCTGAGCATCCTTTATGACAATATCAATAGTCCTATGAGCCGTGCTTCCTACGTATGGTATTGGTTCGTGGTTTCTTGGGAGTGTTATGGGGTTAGCCATATCAACAATGCCACTATTTAGGTTTAGGTAAGCATCAAAAGAAACATCTTGCCCGTTCTTCTTCGTGTACTTGATGAGGACACGCCTCTGCTCTTCCGTCTTGTTTCCAATGACGAAAAGCCCTTGGCTGTTTACGATGAACGAGTTTTCTGTTATCTTGCCATTCGCCATATCGGGAACAACGGAGATGTCGGGCATCAGGATGACTTGGTCTTGGGATATATCCCCTGCGCCAAAGTAATCTATATGAGCATCCGTTCGTTCTTCCTCAGGGATAAAGTCGTCAGGTATCTCCCAATCGTAAAGCATCGTGTTAGGTATAGTAGCTATATGGGTCTCCTTGCCGTTCTCCTTATAGGAGATAGTGATAGTCCTCATATCCCCATACACCTTATCGTAGTGCCACGTGATGGGCATTACGTATCCTGCTGGGTAAGCCTTCCCTGATATGTCGTATCGTGGGTAGATATACCCATCCTCAGACTTGTGTGCTATGTCGCTCTTGAGACCATATATCTCATTATGTCCATCACGCTGTCCAAGGGTGTCCTTTCGCTCTGACTTATTCAGGGTTACATCATAACCGAAGGACTTAATGTAGTTGCTCTTCAGACGCTCTGTCGTCTTATCAAACATCGGCTGATAGGCTTCCACATCTATACTGAAAGATAGCTCCATAGGCGAAGCATCCTGCATACCGAACTTGTACTCCATAGGCTTCTGCCATTGGGAGTTCTCAGGAATACCATACCTACATCGTATGACGATACCACGATAGGTCGTCTTGAATGACCTATTCTTGTAGAATGCTTCATTAACCTGAGATTGTATCTTTAGTAGTGATATGGTCGTATCTACGATAATCTTGCAGTCAAAGGAGAACTTGATAGGAAGGCTATACAGATACGATACGTATGTACGGGGAATACCATCCTCGTCTGTCCTTGTATATTCACCGAGGACAAACCTATTCGTAATAGACCCTGCTTCAATGGAAGAGGAGTTAAGTGTGATGACCCCTCTTGGGATAATATCAAAAGAGCCATCCATCTTCGTCATCCCCTTACAGAGGTCTTTGAAGAACATATAGTTGTCCTGAATGAAACGCTCTCCTGAGTGCGCCATGTTGTAGAAGAAGGGTATATGAATAACCTCCTCCTTACCATCACGCACCTGAGTGTAGAAAAGCTCTCCATTCAAAGCGTTAAGAAGACCACCGATAACAACCCTTGCAAAGACATCATCAGTGTTCCTCTTCTCGTATAATTCTTTCTCTTCGTTTACAACGCTTCTCTTTCTTGCCATTAGCTTTACTTGCCTCTCATCACATCAGTGATATTTGGATTTTCCGTCACACAGCACTCGTGATTACCTTCAAGGACGTATCTCCCATTACGAGATATGATAGGGCTTTCCCCTGCCTTCGCTACATTAGGTGGAGCGACACGCTTCCCTGATGCAGGTATGGTGAGTTCGTTGAAGGGTCTGTTGATATTTGCTGTCTCGTTAATCTCCTCAATGTTCTTAGGAGATATATACTTGTACGCTCTCTTCCTAAGTTGTGTGTCTATGGTAGACTCTTTCCTAATCTCTGCCTTCTCTACAACGGATGAGACCATATTAGTCTTAATACCCTTGGTAATCTCCATCACCTCAGGGAGGGCTATGAGTGAGCCTACCACGAGTGAGAATGGATTGGATATTTCGTTGTACTTGAGGATAAGGTCGGTGTATTCATCCGTACCATAGTAGTCAAGCGAGATGAGGTCAGGTCTACATACATACCTCTCCGTAAGGGTAAGGACTTTGAAGGTTGATGCACCGAGTGACTTGCTCTCAAAGATTGAGACGCATAGGTCGGTCATATCCTCTCCGTCCTTCCCTTTTATGATAGGTTTATTATCAAGTGTATGAGTAAACATAAATTAGGTCTTATTTGCTCTTTCAGCGAGCTTGTCAAGGTCAATGTAGTATGAGCTTCGTGCTTCAAGTGTAGAGCGAGAGAAGTTACCGAAGTCTATACCAATATCTTCTCTGTTGCTGTATGCGATAGGAGTGTACCTTGGTATAGCAAGGATAGTAGAGTCACCGCTATTGACGGGTACATCTACATTGTCTCCTCCAATAGAAACATCAGCACGCTTCCCTACACGTGGGTTCTGCTTTTCATCCTTGAAGTCACGTCTTGGGATAAGCCCTCTCGTCTCAGGGTCAAACGTACCCCATCCTTCAATAGCACGAGGTCCAACGCCATCGGAGTTTGCCTGCCAATACTTATCCACCTTGGTAACTCTGTCTGCGGACGTTCTCGCCCAATCGGGGAGGACGTATATACGCCCTGCGCCTCTGTTGAAGATAGAAGAGATACCATCCATATCTCTATCCATAGCGTGCGCCAGCGTGATGGTGATAGTCATCTCCGTAGGAAAGTCATCCCATCCCATCTCGTCACCGAACTTAATATCAACGCCCTTACAGATAAGATTACCTATCATTGCAATAGGGTTCATAGGATTACCTATCGTGACATGCCAATCACCAACGGGGTCTCCCATAAGGAGAGCCTTACGACCCGTGAGCCATTGGAAACCGAACTCCTTACCTACAAGGGCATAGAGTATATCCTTTAGCCTCTTCCTACCTGCGTCAGTGTTGGTGAGGTTCTTCAGTTGGTTCTGAAGTTTGACCATCATCCCGTTCTCCTTCTGCTTGGCATCCTCATCGCTAACTCCGATAGCATCCTTACCGAAGTTCACTGCGCTCCCTACAAGCTCCTTAGCACCGCTGAAGATTTTATCCATAAAGGTCTGAATACCACCACCACCAACGAAGAGCTGTGCGATGGCTTCAATAATCTTCTCAAAGTCATTCCCTTCAAGGAGCTTGTACAGCTTGTCAAGGAAGCTACCACTTGGCATCAGTGTTGGGTCAAAGGCATATCTGTGCGCACCCTTGAAGAAGAGTGCTGAACCCGTACCCATAGCAAGGGCGTTGGCAAGGATGTCAAGCATCACTGCCTTAGGATTAGCCCCACCGAAGTTACGAGCCACATAATGGAATGACAAGGAGATTTCCTTACCATTACCACCAAACGCCATTCCTTCATCACGCATCATCACAGAACTAATCCTATTAAGTGGACCTTGGATGCGGTTGTTCCATGGACCTTGAGTGTATGGGTCAGGCATACCATTAGCACCGATAAGTTGCTCGGGGTTTATCTTCATTGAGTAGGAAGGGTCAGTAAGAAGACCTGATAGGATTTCAGCACCCATAAGACCCTTCTTCCACAGAGAACCACCTCCGAGGGAGAACTCATTCCCCGAGAACATATTACCCATAAATCCACCGCCCGTGCTCCCTGAGGCGACATCCCAAATCTCGGACTTCGTTGCCTTCCATGTGTACCCACTTGAAAAGTTGATGATATTTGGAAGTTCATTTCCCGTACCACTACCAAAGTAGGTGAGCATCGTTGCGATAGGTGAATGGGTTAAACCATTCTTGTTTACCACCTCAACATCACTTTCAACCCCCAGGAGTTTACCATCTAAGTCAGGGAACGTAAGGTTATCCCTCGTAGGCTCAGAGTACCTCCTCAGAGTTATAAGATGGTTGTTTGGTATAACATTCCAAAACTTACAGAAGATGAAGTCTTGGAAGGAGTATGGTACTCTACCGACAGCGTCAGCCTGACCATACTTGATGATATTCGTTGTAGTAGGCACTGACAGCTTGAAGTCCTCACCATTGGTATTGGTGTTCAAGTCATACCACGCCTTTCTCTTATGCTTGTCTAATAGTCTTACAGACCTAATCTTCCCTCCCGTATCAACGTCAAGAGACCCGTATAGTCTGATGACACTATAAGGGTTCATAATGGAGTTCACCCCGTAGAAGTTGGGATTGCCCTTCATCTTGAGGAACTTCGCCATATTATGGTAATACTGCGTATGCTCTTTACCCTTGTGTGTAGTAGCGGTTCTATTCTCTGCGTATGGTGCGAGGTGGTCTTTGAGGATAGACGTACCCGTCAGTGCCGAGTAAGCCACCTTCTGATGTATCTTCTCTGCGCCCTTGTGGGTCATTATATACCTATCAAGTCTTGGGTCATAGGCAGAGTCGTATGAACCTTCAAGCTCGCCTTCGTTATCTCTGTTCTTCCCATCGTCATTCCTGCTACGACCGCCATCATCAAATGGCACGTTCTTCTTGCCATTGTCAGCAATGGCTTGGCACTTCTTCTTGAAGCCCTCAATGAAGTAGACAGCGATATTCCTACCCGTAGGGTCTGATAGGACGGCATAGGCGTTTACGCTATCCCTTCTATCCTTATCAAGGTACTGCTCAATTATCATAGCACCCATAGCACCATAGAAGCCATAGTCCTTCACCGAGGAAGGCTTGAAACCATACGAAGGTGCGCTGTTGTCACCTCTCGTAATAAGTCTCATAACACCCTCCATAGATGGGTTAGATGCTTCGCTTTTCTTCGTAGCCTTACCCTTCTTACCCTTCTTATTTTTCTTATGTGGAACGAAGTCGCCCTTGATAGTCCCGAACTCACCAATCATACCCATAGTAGCTGTAGAAACCTCCGTGAGTTCGTGCGACTTGAATGTAGACCACCACGTTACATTCTCATCAGATGGAGCAACGGGCATTGTGGTTGCGCTCTTCTCGCTTGCATTTGGGTCTACATACCTGAATGGGATTGTCTCAGGGAAGATAAAACCTTCCCTCTTCTTCCTAAGTGCAGGTATCGTCTTTCTAACGAGCGTCTCTGCATCGTAATACAAGCCATATTCAGACGATGGAAGTACCATAAGAGTAACAGAATAGTTCTCCACGGCTTCCACCTTCTTACCCGTTGCTTGAAGTTCGGAGATAGGCTGATACAAGAGGTAGTCCTCTTCCAGCTCTCCGAGTTTGTTTATCCTTACAGAAGGGAAGCGTTCATCAATAGGAGCGTTAGCATCAGCGTTAGGCGCAAGACCGCTCCCGTCTTCTATGCGTGCATTAGGCTTCTTGAGTTGCGAGAGTATCTCGTCAATCTTATACGCCTTCCTCTTCTTGGCGGTGACTAACACATCAGGCATAACCGATTGGTTCATACCATCCTCTGCCGTGAACTGCTCCACAGCATCGTCAATCATATCGCCCTTGACAAAAGCGAGGTAGGTCTTCTTACCCTTAGCGTCTGTTATAATCTTTCCGTCTTTCATTGCTTATCGTTGTCTACCAACGTACACGCCACCTATATGGGATGGCAGTTCAACTGAATCACAGATGACAGCCTTAGAGCCATTCTTAATCACTCTACTAAGGAGGTCAATCTTACGTTCATTATCCTTGAAGGGCTTAGATGACTTGTATAGCCTAATGTTACTAAGGCATACATCACCTCCGAGGAGAGAGTACTGATATAACCCTGCTGTGAGTTGTGAAGCTATGCTCACCTCTGCAACCACAGATATACCACTACCCTTCTTTGCATATATCCTAAGTGAGCTATCACCACCCGTCATCATCGTAAGAGATATACCATACCACTGCTCGTCCTTTAATGTCGTACCGAGCATAGTCGTATTGTCTACTCCATTGATGGAGAGGTTTACATAATCCTTACCAAGGGATAGTGATATACTTTCATTGGGAGAGGATATAATCTGAGTTGGGTTGCTCGTTGCAATAGTAATCTTAGACTTCCTCCAATTTGGCTGTATCTTGTCTAAGTTCAGTCTATCAGCAAAAGTGATATACCATTCATCGTGGTCTCCGTGTATGGCTTTCAGTGTAAGTTCTTGCTTGAGGGACTTACCTACGGAGACGATATACTTCTCCCCGACAGAGAGGGCAACGGGTCTCTTAGACCTACGCATCACGATAGTCTCGTAAGCCACGCCATTGATACGTTCCTTGCCATCCTTCAGTAACACTTCATCATAAGTAGTGACCTCATCGGGGAAGTTAGGCTTAGCCCAAAGAGACAGAAGGCGATAAGAGTTTTCTTCCACCTCATCATCATCCTTGTACTCAACAGCAAGATACCCCTTCTTAACAGAAGACAAGTCGTAGTACGTTCTGAATATATCCGTATTGCCAACGATAAAGGTCTTCTCCTTTATTATGTCGGCATCAGCTACGTACTTGAAGTTATCCCAAGGAGTAGAGTTATATGGGTCAGTCTGCTGTTCAGAGGTGATGTCTGCAATCTCGTCAAGTATATCAAGACCGAGAAGCTCCTCTGTACCCGTAGTGTAGTCGTCAATCGTCTCAGCAAGATTCTCGCCTTCTCCTCTGTACTGCTTCTGAGTGTACTTCTTCATCACCGCTTTGAAGTGAGTGAATTGTTGCATGAAGCCATATACCTCAGAAGTGCTATCTACTTCAAAGAGCTTATGAAGAACGGGTATATATACGATGTCTCCCTTCTGAGGCATCGTGCCACCACCATACGCTTCGTACCAAATAACAGCGGGTATCTGCAACTCAAGAGGAACGTTGTATCCAAGTTCATAGATACTAACGCCCATATCACCTTGGTTGTAGGCTTGGTCAGAGAAGATGACGTTAAGTGTCGTAGGGCAGTCCTCTACATCAAGGAGAGTGTAGTCTTGGAAGATGACATCTGCCGAGTTCTTGTGTGGCACAGCACGCCAATAGATGACCTCTACACCGAACTTCTTGACTACGTCTTTATTCAGCATATCATTCATCTTCCCCCCTATATCCATCATCTTCTTGACTGATTCAGCGGACAAAGGAGACTTCTTATCCTGCTCAAAAACTAAACCCATCTAATCTTCTTTTTACTTAGGGTATTTAACCAAAGAGGGGTGTAGGTTAGCCCCACACCCCTCAGAGGAATTTAATGGTTTAATGTGTTACCCCAGCTTGGCAAACTTACCGATTTCGCTGTAAGAGTCACAGCGGAACTTGACACCCGTCAGCTTCCAAATACCCTTCTGTGAATAGTCAAAGACGGGAGGATTGACTGCGGAGATAGCAAAGATGTCTCGGCAAATATAACCCCAATAGGGTCGGTTTGCTCTATCAAGTGCAACAACTGAGAAGAGGGGGATTGCGTAATTCACCTTCGTTGTCGTAGCACCCGTGTAGACGTTGTATACGGAGTCCATAAGTCGTCTCACAAGACCATACGTCAGGTGGTTGGGCTGACCATTGATGTCGATAGTATTCACTTCAAAATCAATGTCAATATCAATATGCGTATCGCCTGGGTGAGCCTGAGCATAAGACCTTGTGGTATTCATATAGTGCTGGACTTCTGCGCCTGGCATCTTGTGAGGAGACCCAACGTTTACCTTGGTAATAGCTTCAAGTAGAAGGTTCTTCTCTTCCGTGCTAAAACCAGCATAAGCAGGAGGAACAATATCTACAATAAACTTACCTGAGTAAACGGGCTCAAGCATCTCCGTAGAGATACGTGAGTGTCTATATTGAGGGAGCGCACTCAAGCCGTGCGACCTTGTCTTTAGTTTTTCTGCCATTGTCTTATCTTATTTCTATTCTTATCTGACGACATTACCATTCCTTAGAACCTTGACCTGCTGGACAATCTTCTCATTGCAAAGAGCGGGAACGACCTCAACATCAACGACACTAATGCCCTCAATCTTCAGCTGTTGGTCGCTGTTGTTACTATCATCCATAATGATATTTGGAGCAGTAAGAACGACACCCGACTGAGCAAGAGGAGCAAGCTCCGTAGAGATGTCAGATACAATCTGAGACCTCGTGATGCTGTTGTCGTATTCAAAGACGTACTTCTGAAGGACTTCCTCAACCTTGATTTCAATCGTGTTAAGGAGTTCTCTGACGTGCAGGTAGTTGAAGTAAGAGCGCAGAGTCTGATAGCAGGTCTTGTTACCATAAATCATAATCTGCCCAGCCTTGGAGATGATTGGGTTGATACCCATCTGTTCAAGGTTGCCTCTATCTTCATTGTCAAACGAGTATTCAACACCCGTCAGGAAGCGGTTGGAAAGAACGCCATCAAGGTTAGCGATGATAGCATAAGGATTACCACCCTTATACTTACGCATCATAGCGTTAGACACGTCAGCCGCAGGTGGGACAAGAGCAGTCTTACCACCATCGTTGTACTTGAGGAATGGAGCGAAGACAGCCGCATACTTACCACCATTGTCTTCCGATGGGAGTGAGTAGCCCGAAGTGTACGTCATCTCCGTGTTACCACCGAGAGGG